ATATTGTACCTTGTAGCCTACACTGTTAAGAAATAATGTTATTCGGTCACGGCAGTATATCTGAGTTTGCCATAGCCTCCGTTAGAGGTGGTGGTGTACAAAACGTAGGATCGCCTTTTGTTAGTGGCTTATCGTTCTCTGCTAATGTAGGAAATGAAAGTGTAACCGCAAGTGCCTCTGTATCTCCTTCTACTGCTGGAGCACCAAGTTTTACCATAGGAACTGAAACTGTAGCTGCTTCTGCTAATGTTAGCACTAGCGCTGCTGGACAAATTACTATAGGATTAGGAGAAGAAACAGCCTTTGGTGAGGCGTTTCAAAATGTTATTAATTTTAGTGTGGGTGATCCTTCGTTCTTTATTTGGAATGAAGTAGACGACTCACAAACAATTACCTGGGTAGATGTGGAGCCAGGTTCAACGGATTAGGAGTAAAACATGGCATCATCATATTCAAGTTCCCTTAATCTAGAGTTACAAGCCACAGGTGAAAACTCTGGAACCTGGGGTAATATTACTAATAACAATTTACAAAAAGTAGAATCAGCAATCAAAGGTTATGTATCTGTAGCGATCGCTAGCACCAATGATACTTTAGCTACAACCGATGGATCAACAACCGATGAACAAAGTAATGCGATTATCAAACTAACAGGCACACTGACAGGTGATACTGTCATGAGCTGTGAAGCAGTAGAAACATGGTATATTGTTGATGATGCAACCACACACAGTGGTAACAGTTTAACTTTTAAACCCTCAGGTGGAACAGGCACAACACTCGTACAAGGTGCAAAGCATATCTTATACTCAGACGGTTCTACGATGTTTGATGTCTTGAACGATGCAGGGAATATCACGGCCAACGGAACACTGACCGTATCAGGTAACACATCATTAGATGGTGGTACTTTCGTGTTTAATGAATCTAGTGCAGACTTAGATTTTAGAATCGAAGGTAATGGTGATGCAAACTTATTCTTTACCGATGCAGGTAATGACCGTGTAGGTATCAAAACAAACTCTCCTTCTACTGAGCTTCATGTTGTGGGTGGTATGAAAGTTACTAGCACCGTAGACTTAGATGGTGGTAACTTTACTTTCAACGAATCAGGTGCTTCTGTAGACTTTAGAGCAGAAACAAATACTTTAACACACGCATTCTTTATTGACGGCTCGGCTGACAAGATTGGTATGGGCACATCATCACCGACAAGTGCGTTTGTTACTATTGATCAAGCAAGTTCATCAGCAGGTATTGCTGTATTAACATTGGATCAAGGCGATGCCGATCAAGAGTTCATTAGATTTGACGGCACTAGTAATTCTGATCAATCATCAAGTATTACAACTGATACAAGTGTAGGATCATTAACAGGACACATAAGGGTTAATATTAACGGAACAGACTTCTGGATACCATTCTATGCAACTAACTAAGGGATTATTGTATGCCATTAACAAAATTACAAATAGCACCTGGTATAGATAAACAAAATACAGAGTATGGTGCAGAAGGTCGTTGGGTAGATTGTGATAATGTTAGATTTCGATATGGACTACCTGAAAAAATAGGTGGTTGGGAAAAAGTTACAAGTGATGCACTCGTAGGTGCAACTAGAGCTATCTTAACTTACTCTGGTCTTGATGGTGTTAAATATGCTATCTATGGCACTAATAAAAAACTCTACGCTTATTCAGAAAATAACTATGCTGACATAACTCCTATTCGTGCTACAGGCACAGGTAACATTACACAATTTGCAACAACAAATGGTAGCACTACAGTTACAGTTACTGACTCTAGTCATGGTGCTTTAATCGGTGACTTTGTAACTATTGCAAGTGTGAGTGGTGCAGTAGGCGGTATTAGTGCTGCAAATTTACAAGGTGAATTTGAAATACTAACAGTTCCTGACTCCAATACATTTACTATTGAAGCAAAAGCTGCGGCTACTTCTGATGCAACAGGAGCCACGGCCAACGGAACATATCAAATCAACACAGGATCTGCTGTGTCTTTATTTGGTTATGGTTGGGGTGCAGGCACATGGGGAGCATCCACATGGAACTCTACTCGATCAGGTTTGACAGGTGGCCAGGGCGTTCTCTTAGAGTCAGCCAAGTGGGCACTTGATAACTGGGGTGAAGATGTTTTAGCATTACAGTTTAACGGTGGATTATTCTATTGGGATACATCAAGTGGACTATCATCAAATAGATCTTCAACTACCAATGTATCTAATGCACCTACAAAAAGTAGATTTATGTTAGTGTCAGGTGATGATCGACATGTCATTTGTTTTGGCACAGAGACTACGATTGCCGATAGCTCAACACAAGATAATATGTTTTTACGATGGTCTGGTCAGGATGATCAAAATGTTTGGACACCAACAGCAACAAACACAGCAGGATCTAAGCGATTAGTGGATGGTAATGTCATACAAACAGCAGTGCGATCAAGAGGTGCTGTCCTTATCTGGACAGATACAGCCTTGTATCAAATGCAGTTTATTGGTCCGCCACTAACTTTTGGTTTTAATCAGCTTGGTTCTGCTTGTGGTTGTATTGGTTTACACGCTGCTGTCGATGTGGGTGGTGTATCTTTTTGGATGGGCACAGACTCCTTCTTCTTATTTGATGGTGCCGTGCAAAAGATACCTTGTACTGTGCAAGACTATGTATTTGATGATCTTAATCAAAATGCAAAACAAGATATATTCTGTGCAGCTAACACTGACTTTAATGAAGTTATGTGGTTCTATCCGTCACTAAATTCTACTCAAATCGATAGAATGGTTGTATTTAATTATGCAGAAAATCTTTGGTATGTGGGCACATTAGCAAGAAGCGCCTGGGCAGATAGAGGCACTTATGATAATCCTTACGCTGCTGAGTTTGAGGCATCGGATACGACTGCAACGATTTCTACTATTACAGGACTCAAGGCAGGTAGAACTTTTATTTATCTACATGAAAGTGGATCAAATGATGATGGCAGTGCAATGAGTGCTCACATCGAATCAGGAGATGTTGACATCGCTGACGGTGATCAGTTTATGTCAATCAGTAGAGTTATACCTGATTTCAAAGGACAGTCAGGAACTGTCGACTTAACAATTAAAACTAGACCTTATCCTACGGGAACACAGACTTCACACGGATCGTTTGATATTACAACATCAACAACTAAAAAAGACACAAGAATAAGAGGACGACAAGTTGCCGTTAGGGTTGCCAGTGATGCAGTTGATGACAACTGGAGATATGGAACACTTCGACTAGATATAAAACCTGATGGAATGAGAGGCGCCTAATGGCACAAATACAGATACCTAGACTACCTCAAGCTTCCAAAGAGTATAATCAAGTGCAACAAAACACACTGATACAAACACTAGATCAGTTGATATTTTTGTTGAACAATACTTACACGCCTGAAACATTACGTGATGATGAAGAAAGGATAAGCTGGTTTTTATCATAAATGGCCAATACTTATACAAATTACAAAGTAGATCTGACGACAACAAATGCTACCACAGTTTACACTGTGCCAACAGCTACTACAGCAATAATTAAGTCAATAAGAGTGTCCAATGACGATGCATCGAACGCTTGTACATTGACCCTGACATTGACAGATAGTGCCGCTGCTGTGTTCTCATTAGAGAAAGATAAGTCAATTGCAGCTAAAACATCTGCTGAAATATTGACTAGTACACTGGTGGCAAAAGAGTCAGAAATAATTAAAGCAACAGCCCAAAACGCCAATGATTTACACATAATTATCAGCGTTTTAGAAATAACATAAACATTGCAAGGAGGTTAAAAAATGGGTATAAATAAAGATACTATCGTGGTTGCTGGGACAAGTGTCCCTAAGATAGATGTTGAAACAGAGACAACTATTAAACACGCCAAAACAGGAAAAGTCTACGCTACTGAAGAAGAAGCAAATCAAGACGTTCAAGATCCTGCCACCGACACAACTGAAGAAGACATACAAAAAGATGTCGCCATAAAAGTAAATAAAATGCCGGATATATTCGGAGGAACAAGTTAAAACATGGATTATAGCATGCAACAATATGAACCCAGAGGCTTAGAGTCATTTCAAGCTGAGGTTTCTAAAATTGCAGATTTAGGTAGATACGAGGACGCATACATCGCACACGTTGCCGAAGGTGAAACTGTTGTGCCGATGGAAGTTCTTGATTCTAATCCTAGACTCAAAGCAATGTTGTTCAATCAAATGCTAGACATGGGTATTAACCCTGAAAGATATATTGTAGGTAATGAATTTAATTCAATCAATCCTGTTACAGGACAACCTGAGTTTTTTCTAAAAAAGATTTTTAAGGGTGCTAAAAAAGCACTGAAGAGCATTGCACCATATGCTGGCACTATCGCTGGTATCTTTGGTGCAGGACCTGTTTATTCTGCACTGATTGGTGCAGGTGTACCCTTACTAACTGGTGGAGATGCTGGCGATGTTATTGCTGGTGGTCTAGGTGGATATGGTGCAGGTAGAGCTTTTGGCACTGCTGGTTATGCTAGTGGTTTACCTGGTGCAGATTTATTTGGTTCACCAGATCAATATGCTTTTACATCTGATCAAGGTTTATTTGATCAATTAGGACAAAACTTAGGTTTTGGACAGGAAACCGCTGGTCAAACTTTAACCGAAGGACAAAAAACCATATTGGAGGCACAAGGAGTGGATCCTTCAAAAATTACTTATCAAGATGCTGTTTCCATGGATTTAATTAAAGAGGCGCCAAAGTCAAAAGCTGGACTTGGTGCTTACGCAAATCTTGCATCCATAGCGGCACCAGCTTTGTATGAAGCATCAAAACCTGAAGATTTAGGTAGCATGGAAGATAGATTCCCAGGGTTCTACAGCTTATATCCTGAAAACACTTATTTTGGTCAGTTTGGTAATCGTGTTCCTACAGCCGCTGATGGTGGTATAATGGACTTGGAGTATATGGATAAATATGCTATGGGTGGAGAGTTTCCAAGAAGACAAGGTCAAATCTCAGGACCGGGTGGACCTAAGGATGATTTAGTTCCTGCAATGCTGAGTGATGGAGAGTTTGTAATGACTGCAAAAGCAGTAGAAAATGCTGGTGGACCACGGGTCATGTATAATTTGATGAATAGTTTAGATCCTGAGTCATCGAGGGGGGTAGGAATAGCGTAATGGCTGAAGAAATAATCACGTATAATAGGCTGGCACCTTATATTGAAGAAAGAGGTAAACAGTTATTAACTGCAACATTTGGAGATCCTAATGCTGTACAACAGCCTGGCGAATCTGATGCAGACTTTCAAGCAAGAAAATTAGGTAGAGCAGGTGTACCACAACCGATTGCTGGTTTCCAAGTAGCAGGACTTACCGCTCCACAAGAACAAGCTGTAGCGATGGCACAGCAAGGTATTGGAACATTTCAACCTTTCTTAGATCAAGCAGGTCAAACTATCGGTGAAGGTATCTCAGCAACTAGAGGAGCTGCAAGAATGTTTGCTCCTACAGCAGAAGGCATACAAGCCTATATGGATCCTTATCAACAAGCCGTTACACAAAACGCTTTAGCAGAATTAGATAGACAAGCAAAACTACAGCAACAACAAATGGATGCACAAGCAGTGGGTTCAGGTGCTTTTGGCACAGAACGTCAAGGCATACAAAGCGCAGAGATGGCTAGAAATCTACAAGATATTAAATCAAGACGTATCTTTGAAGACTTATCAAGAAATTTCCAACAAGCACAGCAAACAGCACAACAATCCTTTGAAGCACAACAAGGCAGACAGTTCAATGTTGGTCAGCAATTAGCAGCCCTTGGTGGCCAACAAGCTGGACTGGGACAACTACAACAAGGATTGATGGCACAAGATATTGGACAACTACAACAAGCAGGTGCTTTACAACAGCAACAAAGACAAAATGTGCTAGACGCACAAAGAGCAACACAACAGTTAGCGTCACAAGAGCCTTTCCAACGATTGTCTTTTGCTTCTGGTATTTTGACAGGTACCCCTGCTTCACAAATGGCAGTTCAACAACAACCTTCTACTAGTCCGTTGATGCAGATTGCAGGACTAGGGATCATGGGCCTCGGAGCATACAAAGGATTGAATATAGGTAATCCCGTAGGATAAGATGAGCGTACTTGATAGAAAAATGTTCAAGAAAGTCGCTAGGCTTAAACACGGTGGCGATCCTAATATTGATCACGAGACGGGTCTACCAATAACTGAAACAGTAAGTAATACACCTCCTTTAATATCTGATCAAATGTCAGGTATTGTGGCAGGACTCAATGAGTTTCAACCCATTGCAAATCAGTTTGCACTAGAACTTTTTCCTCAAAAAACAGCAGAAGAATACGCTCAAGAAGCAGCAAAACTTTACACTACTGATTATGGTGCAGAAAGAGCGGCTATAGAACAACAAAAAGAAGCTGATGTAGCATCATCTTTAATTAACTTTGGTGCAAGATTATTAACAGGTCGAGGCAGAGCATTAGACGTGCTCGGTCAAGCTGTGCAACAAACACTACCTGAGTTTACTGCAGCAAGAAGAACAACGAGAAAAGAAGAAGCTGCTATTTCAACTGCTGAAAAACAAGTGGAAGCACAAAGAAGTGCTTATGCTCTAACAAAAGAACAAGAAGATGCTGTTGCTCGTGCTAATATTATGAGTCAAGCTATGTTCTCAAACTTAGGATTTTTTCAAGAACTAGCAAAATCAAAAAATACTAATCAATTAAACTTAGATTCAACATTTAAATTGGTAACAGACAAAGAAACTAATTTAAATACAGAAATTACTCTAGGTCAATATTTAAAAGATCTAGAATTACCTGAAGATCAAAGAAAATACAGTGTCGCTAAAGATTATACTCAACCTTTTGTTGCTTATGACAGTATATTAAAAGAAAACAAATTCTTTACAACATATGAGGAGTTTGCAGTAGCAAACTCGGCAGAACCTAGTCGATATAAAGATAAAAAAGATATGACTAAGGAGTGGAAAAAAGTAATTAACTTAAATACTAAAAAGGTAGAATATGTAGAATCACAAAAACTAAATCCAAGTGTACATGTTCCAGCAGATAGTATTGATTACATCGAAGTCATGGACACAAAAAATCAAAATAAACTTGTATATCATCCAAAAAATATACCTTTGGACACAGAAAGATATGTGCCAAAACAAGAGCCTGTTAATCTGTTTAAGGATTTTGTCATGGGTAGTTTTACACATCCAGCAACAGGTGAATATGGTAATTGGCAAATGAAAGAACTTAAAGACGGCACTTACCTTATACCTTCATTGAACAGTGATGGTGATATTATTTTACAAGCTAACGGTCAGCCTGTATGGACTACAATAGGCACAGGTTTAGGTGACTTGACAGTCAATCAAAAAGTGGCCATGACCGCAGAAGATGTCTTACCAAGAAAAGCTTTAACAGAAATGTTTGCAAGTATTCAGCTTTACGATAGAAATATTAACAGTATTGATAGAGTCATATCAAACTTATTAGAAGATCCCTCATTAGCTGGTTTCCCTGGTTTACTACAAGATTTGAAACAAAGAGGTCTGGGTATGATGACCGATTTATTTGCAGCCGAAGATCAATTAGCTTTATTTCAAGAAACAATTAAAGATGTTAAAAATAGTTTTGCTGATGGTCTGATTGAAACTGCTGAAGGATCAGGAGTATTTACAGACGTAAATGCTATATTTGATCCTAATGATCCAGCATCACAGCAATTTTGGGGTGAGTTTAAACCTGAACTGGCAGAAAACAGAGTGCGTGTTAATGGTATTGCTTATGCTCTGGCTCGAGCGAGAAAAGATTCTGGTCGTTTGAACTTGGACGACATCGCAAGAGCTTACGAAAGCTTAAAAATAACAGGTTTAATTGACTCAAAATCAATTATATCTGCGTTAGCGACAGTAAGAGAAGAATTAAGACTCGCTAACAATGATTTGAAAGTTTTATATAAAATGAATAAAGGGCAGTTTCCAGATGGTTATGTGACTTCTGGTGAAATAAATCCACAAAATATGCCTAAAGCTGTGTATGATAGTGAAACAAATACTTTTACAGATATAACCTTACCTGTGGAGGTTAATTAATTATGGCTGAATTTGAATATAACTCTAAATATACAGCTCCTATAAAAGAAGAGTATAAACAGTGGTTGAAGAAAAATCACCCAGGTGAATACTATGATAAGTTTGGAGGTAAAAAACCTTTTAACAGACTGTCGAAGTTTGGCAAAATTAGTAAAGTTGGTGGTTACGTTGGATTAGCATCAATGATGTATGAGTTTGCAAAAGAAGTTTTGGATGTAACAGGTGACATACCTAACGATATGGATGAAAGAGAACAAATAAGAAGAGAAATGATAATGAGTAATATACCTAAAATAGTTATTGATGAGCAAGGTAATTCAACTCTACAACACCCAGATCCTAAAGACCTGAAAGATCATTTACCCTACAAAAAATATTTAAGTAATATTCCTAATGTGCCAGGCTCTGGTGATGAAGTGGAGGGGGTTGATTTTGTGTGGGTAGATCCTTATCAAGAAATGTTTCCTATTAGCACTGATGGATATGAATTAAGTCAATTTGGCTGGACTAAGAAGGTAGACAAAACATTTTTACAAAATCAAGCTGATATTACAATGAGAGATCTAAGAGCAGTTTCAAGTGTTATACCGCCTGAAATAAAAGAAGTAGGTAAGAATGTAGTATCTTTAGTTACAGGTAAACCAGAAATAATGGAGAAGAAATAATGGCTGAACAAGGTGTATTTAGTTTAAAGCAAAGCTATCCTACAATGAATATACAAAACACATTTGGTATACCAGCAGATGTGTTAGTAAATATTTTTGGTGAAAATGATATTAAAATACAAGTTCCTGACATTAATAATTTTCTAAATCCCGATCAAGTAGGAACGCAGAAATTTGAAGACGATAAAAAATTGTTGTTGAACCTAATCAACAACATAAGAAAACAAAACAATATTAGTGAACAACCTGTTGAAACCTACAGTGAAGATCAAATTGCAGAAATAAAAGCATTAAAACAAGCACAATTAGAACAAGAACAGTATAGAGCATATGTAGAAGATCCTTTACGTGAAAAAAACAGAGTGTGGAGAGAAAAATTAGAAGCCGATAAAAGAAACTGGGCAACCTTTTTACCTAAAGATTTTACTTTTGGTATAGGAGGTCAAGGCAGAGAAGATCTTGAATTAGGTGTAGACGAAGTTCTTAACTATTTTGGTGATAGTTTTATGGGTTTACAAAACACCACCATGAAATTTTATCCTGAAGTAAACAAACAAAATGTTAGTATAGCAGGTGATTTTTTAAGTTTACTACCTTTATACTTCTTAGATAGAAATAAATTACTAAAAGGATTAACAGACCCTAAAAACAATCCAGTTGCTTCTGGCACAGTAGCCACAACTGCTGGCCTGGGAGCTTACACTGCAGCTACAGCTTATGATGGTTACAATGCTATTATTAGAGAATTAGAGGGTTTACCTGATCCAGAGCTATCTAATGATCCAAGAGTAGAAAATTTAATTCATGCTAGAAACGCCATGATATTTAGTGGCGGTGCCGCGGCATTAGATCCTGTTTTTAAAATGATGAAAGGTCTTACACGCTGGACGTATGGTGTGCAAAAAGGAACAAACGCAGAGTATCTTGCACAACTAGCTATCCAGCAAAAGATACCTTTTGGTATTGCTAATGTCACAGAGAGATCTTGGGCAAAATGGTTTGGTAAAGTAGTAGGTGTGTTCCCTTTGATTGGAACAGATCTTCGTGCTAATCGTGCGAATATTCTTTGGTACAGTGATAAAAGAGTGATGGAGAGTCTCAATGAACTTGCACCAATGGCTACTGTCATGGATGCAGGTGCTTTGTTAACTGATGCGGCACAAAAGAAATTTGACAAGTTTGCAGGTATATCTGCTTTTATGTACGATGATTTTGCAGCTAAAGCAAAGGCTCTTGATGATGCCATACCATTAGGAACTAATCAATATGGTATGTCTGTAAAACAAGGTTATATACCTTCTTTCAGAGTGAAAGCGTTAGCTAAAAACTACATTGAAGAATTAGGTAGGGGTAAAATTCCACTAGAAAGAGGAGGAATGGAGTTTATTCCAGGTAGGCCAAATCAACTAGGTGGATTCGAAGATTTATCTAAGTTCGAAAACTTGCTTTTAGCAATGGGAGATTTACCTGATTATCTAAACGCTACACAATTTAGAGCTTTACAAAAACAATTTAATCAAGCTTGGGGAGAATATTCATCTAAATTTGGTGTTAAACAAGTAGATGACATGGCTACACAAGCTAGGTATTTCAAAAAAGCTATGGAGCAAGGTTTTAATGACGTCAACGAGTGGAGAGTAATTACAGGGCAAGGTGGTGAAGCCGATCCAGTTATTATGGAACAAATGGCTTTAGTAAAAAAATCACTAATAAGAGCGAATGAAATATTTGGTTTTGGCGCTAATACATACAAAAGTCCTGTTGCAAAAATGTTTCAACAAGTTGATCAAAATATGTTTTTACAAGGTAGTCTTCCTATGGAGGGTTACATCTATCCTGATCAATTAGCTAACACAGTCTTTGATGCTTTTTTTAGAAATCCAAGTGCAATGGCTCTGAAAGACTTATCTGACATTATAACAAGAAACAAAGCAAACCCTGGTAAAGATCCTTACAATGTTTCAGCGAGAGCATTCTTAGGAGACTTGTGGGAGAGATCAAGTCAACCTATTGCCTACAATAGAAAAACAGGTGCGGTTGAGTTTGGTAAGACCGATCTAACACAAAGAGTTAATTTAACAGGTGGCGGTGAGTTTGGTATTAGCTTTAATCAAAAAGATATTGTTACTGTCAATGTTTTTGATCCTGCAAGATTTAGACAAACTTTAAAACTAGATTCCGATCAAGGTCAACAATTCATGATTGAGTTGTATGCTAACACCTTAGGTAAAGATGGAAAACTTCTTGGACAAGCAGGAGGTAAAGCTGCGGTCAAAGATTTAATGAATTTATTGAAGATTGCTGAAATAGGATATGCTAATAAGATCGCAGAGACATCTCAGTTCGTAGCACGTAGAGCGGGTCTTGCAGGTATATCTGGTATTACAGGTGCATTCTTAGCAACAGGAGGAGGCATGAGTCCTTTAACTGGAGTTGGTATTGCCCTACTAGCAAAACATCAAGCAAAAATTTTATCGAGTCCAGACGCTCTTAAATATATGGTTACAACTGTAGATGACACCATAGATATGAAAATTAGAAGAGCCAATTATAGTAAACTAGCAAGATTTATATACGATGATCCAGACAATGAAAAGATTAAAGGACTTAACTTAGATGATCCTGAGGAAGTCATGCAGTATATCTTTACAAATGAATTTACCAGATCTTCTCAGCCTGAAGCAGCAGGACCTTCGATAGAAGATCAAACAACAGATCCTGCTCCTGCGCCAGCACCAGCGGCAGTAGACAATCAACAAATGTCTAGTAACATGTCTAACGAATTAATAACCAAACCAAAGAACAAGTTTGTTGCAAGTAATGTATCCAGTCCTTTCAGACCCGTGGGCGGAGGCACAACATTCTCTCCCGCTAAACGTGCAGCTCTAGCTAGTGGTGACTTATATGGAGCCATTGCAACTGCTAAAAAGGGTGGTAGTATAAACAAGCAAGGCATCATGTACTTTGCAGGAAGGAGGAGACCGTAATGACAAAAATTCAAAGATTATATGTTGGAGGTAGAGCTGAGATAGGCACTGATACTAAAAAAACAGGTGGAGGTCGTTCAACAACAGGATTTCAAGGTTATACTGGTGGTAATAGGTCCTCTTCTGATCGACAAAAAGATATCGGTAAAATAATGAAAGAAATGCGTGAGAATAAAGATTTTAAAGAAGAACGCAAAGAATTTGAAAGTAAAAAAGAAAATCAAAATGAAAATAGACAACAGCAAGAGGTAAAAGGAGCACAAACTACTGAGTTTCTTGATGATTTAAAAGAGGCATATAAAGCAGGATTATTTACAGGTGGTACAAAGACCAAAGCATTCATGGATAAATATAACCTTGATGCTAGTGATATTGTTAAGTTAAGAGTTGGTATAGATCAAGGACTAGGAACTGTAATTTCATCTTCAGATCGAAGTAAAATTGGTGGTAATGTTTTATCTGATCTTGTAGGAGATCTACGTCAAGAGGGTATTTTAAGAAATTTTGGAACACCTAGTGGAAAAGTATTTAAAACTGCACAGGACGTTTTTGAACCAGGCATGAAAAAAAGCAATATATTTTTGCCTTATGAAGATCCAAAAAATATTTTTCAAGAAGGTGCAAACTTAGCTACTCAATATAATCCTTTTGTAAACATAGTTTCTGGAATTTTTGGTAGTGGTCCTGCTCAAAGAGCCACATATTTTGGCAACCTAAAAGGTCTTGAAGGAGAGGAGCTTGATAACTTTGCAGCGGCTGTAGCTAATGATCGTAATTTATACAATCAACTGATGTCTACTCCTGAGATGCAAGATTATCAATTAAACGAGTTTAGAGCTGAAGCTAACAGAAATATGGTAGCTAGAAAAAGTGACCCTGATCCGATATCAGGTGAGCAAGGAGGAGGAGAAGGTGACGATGGATCAGATGATGGAACCACGGACCCCGGATCATCTTATACACCAGTACCACAAAACACTTACACATTCTTTGATCCTAACCTTGGTAGATACAGATCAGGAACCTACGATGAGTATCTACAATACGTAACTGCTAAAGACGGTGGTATTATACAATTAGAGAATGGTGGAGAAACAGAAGAAGAAAAGTTTGTAAAAGAAAATAAAATTGTAAATTTAAGAAACATCTTAGAGTTTATTCGTCAAAATAAAGAAATGCCCGTGACTACTGAGGATCAAAAGAAAGTTCAAGATGAAACCAGTAAACTACTAGGTGACATGTTGAAAGAGCGTTTTACAGATATGGAGGGTATCACAGGACTAACAGTACGATCAGGAGATGCTGTAAAAACGGCAGAAGAAGATCAACCTGCTAGAGGTATATTAAACATAGAGGTTCCTTCTGATTCAGGACCAGCTCTACGAGAAGATCTTGGTTTAATGGGTAAGATTAAAGATTCTGGTATGTCATTGTTAATGGAAGCATTAAGAAAATCAGATATATCTACAGGATCTGCAAATCAATTTATAGAAGAAGCATTAAATAATTTTGTAGCTGCAGGTGTCATACCACCTAATACAAGCTATGATCAACTCACAGATCCTTTTAAAGATTTAGTCACTAGAGAAGCAGCTATGATAGCTAACTCTATGGCACAAAATATAAGTTATATTCCAGATTATGAGGATATGGAATCAATGCAAATGAAAAACAGATCTTTTCCAATAATTAGGAATGAAGGACCTATATCAAGTGAACCTGATATTACTTCTATACCTGGAGCCGATAGAGTATTACCTGGATCTTACATGGAAGAAGTAGAATTGCCTGCTAGAATACTTAGAGGTAAAGAAGGAGATGAAAGTATGATTAGAAGATCAACTTCAACTGTAGAGCCTACCATGTACGAAGTAGCAGACGGTGGTATTATTGGTTTGAAAGATGGTGGCATGAATGATATGATGCAAGCTGACAGCTTAATGTTCAGAGATCCTTCTGATGAAGGACAATGGGAGTATAATGTTTAAATTCAACAGTAAAGATGCTATTTGGTTAGCAGGTATCGTTCTCAGCTTTGGTATAACCTGGGGTATGTGGAGCGAGCGCTTAAATGCTGTAGAACAGAAAGCCAATAGTGTTGCAAAAATGCAACAGGACATCGCTGTTATCAAGGCTCAACTTCAGTCTATGGATGATAAAATGGCCTGGATGGAAGAGTTTTTAATCAAGAATTACAAGGAGTATTAGAAATGGATATGGAAAGACTTTTGGCTTCGGTACGTCACAACGAAGGCTATAGAAATAAAGTATATTTAGACACACTAGGAAAAAGAACTGTGGGGGTAGGGCACCTCTGCGTTGAAGATTTTTGGGAAGATGACAAGGAATATGAAGAGTCATTTTTAATGGAAATATTAGAAAAGGATTTAGAGAACGCCATATCAGGCGCAGAAGAGTTATTGGGTGAATACACAGTCCATGATCAATGTAAGGAACTGATCGTAGAGATGGTTTTTCAGCTTGGAAAAACAGGCGTCAGTAAGTTTCGCAACATGTGGGCAGCACTAAAAGATAAAACACCACCAGATTACAAGACAGCGGCTCTAGAAATGCTCGATTCGAAGTGGGCCAAACAGACCCCGAACCGGGCAAAACGCATGTCAGATACAATGGCTAGTTTAGGATAGGAGGACGTTATGTGTGAATGTTGTGGTGGCGGATGCGGTAGATAAAATGAAACAAAATTGGTACATGTGGTTATGTTCTATAATTTTAATCACATGTGTTCTAATAATAGGCTTTCAAAAAAAATCTTACGCTGAAACAAATACGGTGTCGAGTACGGTTGTAACCAATTCGACACCACCTACGGCCAATGCACCCTCTATAATCAACTCGAACAGTGATATTTGTAAAGTTGGTGTAGGCGCCAGTGTGCAAAATAATGTCGTTGGTGTAGCCACAGGTGTAGTTATTGACGATGAGCTGTGTCAAAAATTAAAGTTAAGTCGATCTATGTATGCCTACGGCATGAAGGTCGCGGCAGTATCTATACTATGTCAAGATGCTCGTGTCTGGGATGCAATGACTGATGCTGGGACTCCGTGCCCTGCACGAGGTTCTATCGGTGCTGAGGCAGCTCAATACTGGACTGATAATCCAGATGAAATTCCAGACGGTAGTAAATACAAAACAGAATATGTACAGGCGTCAAAACCTGTTGAGGGAGAGTTTACCGATGCACAAAATGTTGCTCTATTTAAAACTTTGTTTATTCTTACTACTGGTCTCCTTTTATTCTAAAGCTAATACTTGCTTACCTGATGTGGAGGGTCTTTGTACGCCAGGAGTTACAATCACAGAAGAAGAAAGTATTGTTATAACTGAAGAAGATAAAGGTACAGAAATAATCACAACCACGACTACTACTACGACAACCACTACCACGACTGTTACTAATGAAGACTCAGGAGATATTTTAGATGGTTCTAATGGTTATGTTGGAACAGGAGATGAGGGAGATATGGATATAGACTGGGGTGGACAAGGCTCTGCTAGTATGCCTAGTGGTTCTGGTTGTTATGCCTTAGGCACAGATAAGTGTGCACAGATTACAGGATCTGGCAATAGCACTTCAACCATGGGTGTGTCTGGAATGGGCACCACCTTTATCATACAAAACATTGACATTTCTGATTTAGAAATAGATAAAGGTGGCCAGGTTCAATACACAATTGAAGTAGATAAAAGAGATGCTCAAGATAGAATATACATGCACGTTACAGGATATAATGGAACTAGTTCAGTCTTTTCAGGCACTGACATCTTGTCTGAGTCTGGAATATCATCCGGCTACCAGTCTTATAACGGGTCTTTCGATTTCAGTGGTGTATTAAACAAGATTACCGTTGAAGTGGGTGGTCGAGATATAAACCTGGCTATCGGACCCCTGTTTGATGATGTTACGGTCAATGTGTTTTACAATGTTATCAATACTATCATTACGCAACAGATAACTAGTGTTGAAGAAATATACTATCTAGATCTCTTTGACCCCACAGAACTAGATTTTGTAGAGGAAGTATTTGAATTAAACGATGTTGTGGTGGATGATGCAGGTGATATAGACTTTGCACCAATAGAATCACAGCCTGAAGAAATATCATATGAAACTGTGGAGCTAGAAATAGCAGAGTTAAATATAGATATACCTGAGCCTGAGGTAGAAGTTGTTCAAGTTGAGAGTGAAATAGAAGCAGAGATTGAGTTAGAAATGGAGGAGATTGAAGTAGTAGAACCTGAACCAGAGGAAACTACAGAAGAACCTCAAGAAGAATCACAGGAACCAGAACAAGAAACACCGAAAACAGTACAAAAAGAAGAAGATCCAGAAGAAACGGTAGAAGAAGAGAAATCATCAGAACCTAAGGTATCAGAGAAAGAGAAAGCTGCCACAAAAATAGTCAAAAAAATTGATGATAAAGAGAGGTATGATGAAGCAGCTCAGATGAAAACATTGATTGTTATGCAAATATTAGGTAATACTAAGACATTCTTTGAGACACAATCTACGATTGTAGATACAGATGTTAATGAATATTTAAACAAGACAATAGAAGATCAATATGGTATTCTATTTGACATGGCTCAAGGCCAGACTATGAACAGGATGGTAAACCAACAATATGGCACAAATTGAATATGGCGGAATTAAGATATCAGGTGGTAAAATATTTATTGTACTGTCTTTGCTTGGCACCTTGGGTGGTGCTGCTTGGACAGGCTTTACATTTTACTCCGACTATCTTTCAATGAAAGAAAAGATTTTGCTCTATACTGAGCCTGACCTTTCTGGATTTGATAAAAAAATATCTCTAGTAGAGTCAGAAACAAATGCACAAATGGAGATTGTCTTACAAAAAGTTGATGGTTTGAAGAGTGAGCTTGATATAGTTTTAGAAGAAATAAACCTTATCTCACAAGTAAGTCGAGAACTTAAAGACGATCTTAAAACAGATCTTCGTAATATGGAACAAGATGTTCGTCACATTACTGAGATTGTCAATGATGTAGAAGACAGACAAAAAGAAGACTCAAGAGAGATTATGGATGAAATAAAAATGATTGAAAAAAATCTTGAATTGAGTGTAGATAAAGCTTTAAATAATCCTTTATCAGGTATGAGTGCCAAAGACTAAATCAAAGTATTTTTGTTGATTATCATTTAGATCCGCTAAGTTTTTAATACCACTATCATTACTACAAAGTTGATTGTATATCTCTTTGTCTTTACACCAATTTCTACCTGTCCAAAACTCAAATCCATCGTATTTTGACTTATACTTACTGCTATTTTCATAGCTATAGGAGAAGTAATAATACTTGTAATTTTGATCTATGCAGTATTTTATCTCGTATAAAGTAGCATAGGTTCCCATACCTAACTTGTCATTTTCATAATCCCAAGCAAACTGACCTGTCATAAAGTGATCGCCTTCCATCATCGCTTCAGTAAAAGCAATAGGTCTCTCTTTGTAATAGTATACAAAATACTTCCAATCAATAGGATCATCACGCATAAACTCTTCACTTTCCCTCTCATGATTTACTTCGTAATAATTTTTGTGTTGTATATATCTTTTGTAAATCTCAGCTATATCATCTTCTAAATGCCAAGGTAATTTATCGTATGTAGATACATAAATATCTTTTTTATTTAAAGTATACTTTTGTTTTTTTGAGAATGTAAAGTCCGATAGCTGCAGTCTACTGGACCTGGCGTTAAGCCAGGTTATGTGATTTATCTTGGTGTAATACCAAGACAGGGGTAACCAGCCATTATTAAAAGCATAATCATACTCACTCTTATCAAACTCTGCTAAGGGTAGACTATAAAGTAAATCGTAGTGTGTTAATTTACCTGTGATATGATCAAAGAATATTTTCACTCGGGACGTTCAAACTGAGTCATATAAGAATCATCCGTTGTTGTGTCCTCTTCTCTTGTGTTTTCTACTGTGTAGAAGTTTTGATCAATCTTATATCCAGGGTTTTTAGTTAGTCTTTCTTCCATAAAAGCATCATCATACCAGATAGTTCTATTGTTAGGATAGGCAAAGAAGTTACCATCATCCATACGAAACATGTGTGCACACTTATGTTCAGGGTCCTCGCTAAAGTTTGTATCTAACATTCCTGCTTTGTTTTCCCATGCCCAATCTATTGTAAACATATAAGTGCCTTTTCTTTTTGTGCCTTTGTAATCTACAAGTTCTGCTCTACAGTTAGCTAATCTATTTCTTCTTTGAACATCAACATAAGGTGAAAAACAATCCCAATACTGGTGTATGTTTAAGGGGTGTTTTGGTGCATCTTTTTTCCAACAGAACGCATGGATAGGTCTTCTGGTCCAATTGACACCGTTAGGTAATAAGCATTCAAATAACAATGCTCTTCTCTCTAAACTATTGACAGTATGCACATCAGCAAACGTAAATTCACCATGACCTTTTTCATGATCAAATAAATACTCGTTTCTAATATATGCGCTAAAAGGTGGTAAATTATGATTAAGATATGCCATAAGCTATATTAACCTATACTAGCCAGCTTTTCAATTCTTCACCTAGAACTTCTGTCGCAATGTCAATCTTAGATCTCAAGCATTGAACTATTTTTTCATCAATGGTTTTTTCTGCTATAAAATCAACATAGGTGACCTTTTGATCCTGGCCTATTCTATGTGCTCTATCTTCAGATTGTAGTCTTATCTCTAAGTCGTAACTGTTGCTGTAATACACGACAGTATGACTAGCAGTAAGAGTGAGTCCATAGCCTCCGGTCTTTGGGTTAGCGACCAGATATTTAAGATCATCTTTTTTATCTTGAAACTTAGATATAATTTGATCCCTCTCGTCCACAGGCGTATCACCAAAAAAGCTAGATACAGTTTCTGTTCCATATTTTTTCTCCAATTCTTTTGTTATTGTTTTAATATCATGTCTATAGTTTGCCCAGATAATAACTTTATCATCTGTCTCCTCTAAAAAATTTAAAAGTTCTTTAACACGATTGTTTTTTATTTCTACGATCTTGCCATCATCTGTAGTCATGTGACCACACGTGATTTGATGCAGTCTCATCATTTGAGTCAAAGCAGAGAATGCTGTCATAGAGTTACCTTCTAATTCTGCTACAGCAAATTCTTTCATCTCTTTGTAAGCTTTTACCTGGTCAGGTGTAAGTTCAATGAATCTTTTTGTGTATAGTTTTTCTGGTAAGTCCAAGCAATCTTCTTTGAGAACTCTTGTAGAAAAAGCATCTAGCTTACCATTTAGTTCATCCAATCTTATATATTTAATTACATGATTGTAACTATGTGCGCCACCTGCCGCGTTTCTTTGTGCCATTAATGCGTATCTTGATTTGAAAGCCCAGAAAGAAGTGTAGCCTAATAGATCCTCGTTAAGAAAAGCACACTGTGTATACAAATCTAATGGTGATTTTGTGACAGGTGAACCTGTTAGTATTCGTCTATACTTTGCAAACTTACCAAGCTTGATAGCACTTTTTGTTCTACTAGCTGTGGGTGATTTGATTGTTGTAGATTCGTCTACTGCCATCATGACTGCGTGTGATTTTAAAAACTCTAATGCCGCTGCATATCCTTTTGCAGTGCTCAAAGCTTCTACGTTAATAAGAAATATTGAGAGTTTCTCAGAGAAAACTTTGAGAGAATCTAATTGTTCTTTTTGTTTTTTATTAGGTGTTGGTGTCCAACACACAATGTTGTGTTCTATTCTATCAGGTAAGTGTTTAGGTAATTCTGATATCATCCAGTTACGATAAACACCTTTGGGTGCAACAATCAAAGCACCATTAATTTTTCTTTTTTCATGCAACATGGCCAGGTTATCAATCAAGACTTTTGATTTACCTGTTCCCATCTCCATAAAAAATGCGTAAGAAGTTTTATCCCAAGACTTTTCTAAGGTATCTTTTTGATGTGAAAAAGGTTGTGTTTTATAAATATATTCTGTCATTTCTAATTTCTCCTAGTAATCCCATAAATATATACTTGCTAAAAAAATAAATCAAGTGTATAATGAAAACAGAAAAATAGAATGACAGTTTACGTAATACAAGAAATGCCATACAAAGATATCCTCAGTGCTGAGGAGTATGGTAAATTAGTTCCCCTTATACCACCTGGTTTTCAATTATTGTTAAGCTCTGATTCTATTGTAGATCAACTAAAAACAAGTTTAAAAGATTTTTCAGATGAGGATTATTTATTATTAATTGGTGATCCATCCATAATAGGTATTGCATGTTCCGTAGCGTGTGATATAAATATGGGATATTATAAAGTTCTGAAATGGGATAGAAAACGAGAAAAGTATCATCCCATCGAAGTAAACATAAGGAGAAATAAGAATGACGAAAATAAACTTTGAAGATGATGTCTTTCAAGATGTCGATGACTCTTCCTTAAAAGCACTCGCAGATAAGTGTAAGATACTTGAGTTTACAGAAGAAGAAATTGTACAACTCGAGGATCAATTAAAAGAAAAAAAAGAAGCTGCAAGAAAATTATCCGAGGAAGATATACCACAATTTTTAGCAGAAAAAGGCCTGGCTAGTATTACACTAGATAACGGAACTGAAGTTAAAATAACTGAGGAAGTTAGACCTGGTGTTAAGGTAGCTGATAGACCTTATGTATACTCATGGCTCAGGGACAACGGATACGGTGACCTTATAAAGAACAATGTATCTGTGTCTTTTGGTATGGGTGAAGACTCACAAGCAATTAAACTTAAAGCAGCTATACAAGATTTAGGGATGGTGGGATCGGAAAAAGAAGATGTTCACTATCAAACTATGAAAGCATTCGTAACTGAGCAACACAAAAAAGGTGTGTCTTTGCCAGACGAATTTGGTGTGTACGTAGCCAATAAAACAAAACTCGTACAGAAACGAAAAATATAAAATCGATAATAAGGAGAAACGAATGACGCAAAACGCACAATCGAAACCTCAGCAACAAGAAGTTGTTGAGAAAAAACAAAACGCTGTTGTTGATGGAGGCTTATTTGAAGCAGACGCTTCGTTAGGTCTACAAGACTTGCAACAGGAAGACCTTGCTACACCAAGAATTAAAATTCTTATGAATGGTTCCGAAGAATTGGAGGCAGATGAAAAGCTAAAAATGGGACAGATTTATAATAATGTTACTGGTGAAGCAGTTGATGGTAAGGAAGGAATCATTGTGATTCCATGTGCCTATCAAAGAAAGTATGCAGAGTGGTTACCAACAAGAGGTAAAAATCAACCACCTGTTAATACCTACAATGCAGATAGTGATATCCTTACTAAAACAATCAGGAACAAGGATGACAATAAAGATTACTTAGAAAATGGTAACTATATTGAAACAAATGCAAATCACTTTGTCATTGTGTACGATCAAAAGACAGGCGTTGGCAGTCCTGCTTTGATTACAATGAAATCTACTCAATTAAAAAAGAGTAGAAAGTGGAACAGCATGATGTTGAATATTAGAGTTGCAGGATCTAAGGGACCTTTTAATCCTCCTTCTTTCAGCCATATGTATAAACTTACCGTTGCTAAAGAAGACAACGATAAGGGTAAATGGTTTGGTTGGAACATCGAACTAGTCGGACCTGTTCAAGACAAAAACTTATATGAACAAGCAAAGCTTTTTCATGCGAGCATAAAGTCTGGTGATATTCAAGCAACTCCAGAGCAGGAACAAGATTCCCCTGGAACTACACAAACACCATTCTAGTTCAACTTGGGGGTGGTGCTGGGTTATAGGCCACCCCCAGTTTATAAAGGTAGGAAATGCTAGAATACGATATCGGTACATTTAAGAATATTTTTCGTGGCTTGGATAGAGCCTACGGACAATATCGTGTCGGTGAACAGAAAGAAAATGGTAAGCAAGGTGGTAAAGCTTACATAACAAAAGGTCAGATTACTGATCAAATGTGGCAGGATCATCTTGATGGTAAAGATCCTAGCCTTGGCATCATACCAATCATGGACGACTCTAAGTGTTATTGGGGTTGTATTGATGTCGACATGTATCCTCTCAATTTAAAAGAATTAGTACAAAAGATTAACAAAAAGAATTTGCCTTTGATTGTTTGTAGATCAAAATCAGGAGGCGCTCACATATTTATATTTACAAAAGAACCTGTCACAGCATTATTAATGCGTGATAAACTAGCAGATTTTGCAGCTTTTTTAGGTTTTGCTAATTGTGAAATATTTCCAAAACAAATAGAGATTCGTGCTGACAGAGGGGACACAGGTAACTTTCTAAACTTACCTTACTTTGGTGCACATAAAGAAACAAACAATAGATATGCTATTGATAACAATGGCAAACCTTACAGTTTAACAGAATTTTTTACTCTTCACAATAAACTTGCCCTGACAGAGACAGAACTAAAAGAGTTATCTACAACAAAAAAGAAAGATAGTTTGTTTGACGGTCCCCCCTGTCTAGAACATTTAATGAATGAGAAAATACCAGAGGGGGGAAGGGATAATACTTTATATCAATACGCAGTCTACGCCAAAAAGAAATGGCCAGATCAATGGCAAGACAAGATAGATGAATTTAATCATCAATACATGGATCCAATACTACCTTCTAAACAAGTGCTCAAGACTGTCAACCAACATGAAAAGAAAGAGTATCAATACAAATGTAAAGATCAGCCTATGTGTTCTGTTTGTAACTCACAGCTCTGTAGGACTCGTAAGTTTGGTATCGGTAATGACTATGATCATGATGTAACAGATCTTACAAAATATGAATCTGATGAGTCTGTATGGTTCTTAAATGTAGATGGCAGAAGACTATGTATTAGCACTGATGAATTCTTTGATCAGTCTAAGTTTAGAAAAGCATGTATGAATGCACTAAATATTTTACCAAACAAAATGTCAGCAAAGGACTGGGATGCAAGAATACAAGCACTATTAGCGTTGGTAGAAGTTATTGAAATGCCTGAAGAGGTAACAAAGGTAGGTCGATTTGATAATTATCTTGAGTCCTTCTTATCGGATCAAGGTGAAGCAATGACTATCGATGAGATATTGATTGACAAAGCTTGGTCACCTGAAGAAGAAGAGGTAACCTATTTTAGATTATCATCACTAGAAAACTATTTAACAAAGAAAAGATTTACTAACTTTAGTTCGACACAGATGTGTGCAAGGATAAGGGAACTAAACGGTGACTCTACTAAAAAGAAAATAAGAGGTAAGGTTTATCATTTATGGTATGTGCCTAGACTAACAAGTGCTGATCAGTCAGATTTACCTTTACCTGACCTACAACCAAAGGTGCCGTTTTAATGAAAACAAAAATAATCTTAGGACCACCAGGCACAGGTAAAACAGAATATTTGTTACGGAAAGTAGAAGAACAGTTAGAGGCAGGTATCAAAGCGAATCGTATTGGATACTTTGCGTATACAGTCAAAGCTGCTAATGAAGCACGGACCAGGGCTATGTCTAAGTTTTCTTTCTTAGATAAAAAAGATTTTATGTACTTCAGGACTTTACACAGTCTAGCATTTAAACAATTAGGTTTAACAAAAGATGATGTCATGAAAGACAATCACTATAAAGAATTGTCAGGACTACTTGGTATCAAACTATCTAACACTAATCGTAAGATGGATAGCACAGGCTTTCAATTACAAGATGATGTGTTTGCAAAAGTTATTGATATGGCAAGAGTGAGAAACATTAGTTTAAAAGAACAGTTTCATGAGATGCCACCTATGGAAGGTGGTTGGTTAAAAATAAAATACATTGCTGATGGTATCAAAGAGTATAAGAAAACTCGTAAGCTGTATGATTTTACAGACATGATTATTGAATTTAGTAATTCAACAAAAGAAGAGATAGTGCCAAAGCTAGATGTTTTAATCATTGATGAAGCACAAGACTTGCTACCTATTCAATGGAAGATGGTCAAAAAAATCATGGACAAAGCTGGTGAAATATACATAGCAGGTGATGATGATCAATCTATATTTAAGTGGGCTGGAGCTAATCCTAATGACTTGATTAGTTTACCAGGTGAAAGATTTATATTAGATAAATCACATAGAGTTCCTGCAGCTGTACATAAGATAGCTACTAAAATAATTAATAAGGTAGAAAACAGAATACCAAAGGTATGGGTACCAAAAACCAGGCCAACTCGATACGGTCTAATCCCTGACGCTGAAGGGATTAATCACGGCACCGTCAAACATCATGTAACACGAATGTCTGTTTATGAACAGATGCAAAGGGACAAAGGACAGTGGCTAGTTATGACTAGAGATAACTATACTTTAGAACAAGTAGCCGATGAGATGAAGACAAGAGGGTTTTACTTTTCTATGTATGGTCAGCCTTCTGTTAGTAAGAAAAGACTCAAGGCTATCATGACATGGACTAACATAGCCAAAAATAAAAAGGCTGTTCCGTTAGATGATGTTCGCACGATGTATCATTACATGACAGTAAGAAAAGGTGTAGCATATGGACATAAAGGTTTAATTCATGCTGACCCTGACAAGTTATATACCTATGAAGATTTGACTGTGTATCATGGTTTATTGATACCGAGTCATAGGATATGGCATCACGCTCTCGATCGTATGCCAGCACATGAAGTTACTTACATTGTTTCTCTATTGAGAAGAAAAGAAAAACTAAACGAAGATCCTCGTATTAATTTATCTACCATTCATGGTGCCAAAGGTGGTGAAGCTGACAATGTCGCTTTACTAGCAGATCTACCTAGAAAAGCAGATGAAGCTTATGGTCAAGATCCTGATAACGAGAGAAGAGTTTTTTATGTGGGTATGACAAGAACAAAAAAGAACTTACACTTAGTAAGATCCGATACGGATAGGGAGTTTAGAGAGATGTTTTATGACTAGATCGAAAAGTGCTAAAGGTGTAATGGGTGAATTACACATAGCCTCTAAGTATATCAGAAAAGGATATTGGGTTGCAATGTCTATGTGTCCTCATTGTCCTTTTGATTTAGTGATTGTAGATAAAAAGGGAAGATGTAAACTTATAGATGCAAAAACTGAGTCAATTCGCAAAACAGGCAAGCAAAAAGGAATAAAAATAAATAGAATTTTAAATCAAAAACAAAAAGAAATGGATGTAGAAATAGAATATGTCGACCCAGAGACCCTTATTTGAACCACCGAAAGAGTGGAACGCTCCACAAGGCTTACCTGATTTATCACAAGCCAAGGAGATAGCGATCGACTTAGAGACCTACGACCCAGGGATCAAGGACACCGGACCTGGTTGGGCAACAGGCAAAGGTCATGTCGTTGGTATTGCAATCGCTGTTGATGGATTCAAAGGTTATTATCCTTTACGACACGAGGGTGGTGGTAACTTTGATGAAGATGCGGTGCGTAATCATCTAAAAAAATATTTTGAAAACGATGTCGATAAGATATTTCACAATGCTAGTTATGACTTAGGTTGGCTGAAACGATGGGGTATCAATGTCAAAGGTAGGATTATTGATACGATGATAGCTGCGGCATTGATTGATGAGAACAGAATGCCTGGCCAGTATAATTTAAATGCAGTTGCTAGAGATTACATACAAGAAAAGAAAGACGAGAGTTTATTATACGAAGCTGCACAAGCCTGGCAGATTGATGCCAAGGCAGAGATGTACAAATTACCATATCAATATGTTGGACCTTACGCAGAGCAAGATGCAGATCTTACACTAAGACTATGGCAAGCACTCAAAGTAGAAATGAATAGACAAGAGTTGCACAGTATATTTTATTTAGAATCAGAATTATTACCTGTTCTAGTTGAGATGAAATGGAAAGGTGTCCGAATAAATTTAGATAAAGCAGAAAGTCTCAAGAAACAAATTATTACACAAGAGAAAAAGTTATTAAGTGAAATTAAAAAGGATGTAGGCTTTGAGGTCGAGGTATTTGCACCTAGCTCTGTTGCCAAAGCATTTGATAAAAAAGGTATTGCCTACAACAAAACACCTACAGGATTACCTAGTTTTGATAAAAATTTTCTAGCAACACTACAAGATCCGTTGTCAAAAAAGATAGTAGAATCAAGGGAATTGTTCAAAGCCAGGTCTACGTTTATTGACTCGTTACTCAAGCATGAACACAATGGTCGTATCCATGGTGAGATTAATCAATTGAAATCTGATCAGGGTGGTACGATTACAGGTAGATTGAGTATGTCCAATCCAAACTTACAACAGATACCAGCACGAAATGAAAAGATTGGACCGATGATTAGATCTTTATTTATACCAGAAGAAGGATCGAAGTGGGGTAGCTTTGATTATTCACAACAAGAACCTAGATTGGTCGTGCACTTCGCAGCTCTAACTCATGGTGGATTAGAAGGTGCTGATGAGTTTGTTGATTCTTATCGTGATAATAATGATACAGACTTTCATCAGATAGCAGCAGAGATGGCAGGGATCGAGCGTAAGGTTGCCAAGACCATGAACCTCGGACTGTTCTATGGTATGGGTCAAAAGAAATTAGGAAGTGAATTAGGTTTAGGTGAAGATGATACGAAAGAATTATTTGAAAAGTATCATAGTCGTGTGCCTTTTGTAAAACAACTCATGGGTCTTGCCAGTAAGTCAGCAAATGATAATGGCCAGGTCAGAACTATTTTAGGTCGTATCTGTCATTTTGATTTGTGGGAACCTACCAAGTGGGGTGTACACAAAGCATTACCAAGAGATGAAGCAATGCGTAAGTATGGATCTAATCTTAAAAGAGCATTTATATACAAAGCACTAAACAAACTTATCCAGGGTAGTGCAGCTGATCAAACAAAGAAAGCAATGATAGAAGTATACAAGGCAGGTATCACACCACATATTCAAGTGCATGATGAATTAAATTGTTCTTGTAAAGATGAAAAAGAGATTAAGATGATCAAAGAGATTATGGAAAACTGTATTGAATTAGAGGTACCAAGTAAGGTAGATCCAAAGGTAGGAGCATCATGGGGAACGATAAAAAATTAAAAATTTTAGATGCTGAGTGCTATAGCTGTAAAGAAGTTATAGTGCCAGTAGATGAAAAAAAAGAAGAAGAGGGTAAACAAGTATACTCTTGTCCTAATTGTGGCACTGAATTTTTCATTGAAAAAACTATTGTTTTTGAAGCTGAAGAGGACGAAATTGTTACTTATCATTGACAAGTCCCATATAGTTAGGTAAAATATGGGGATACATTGGTTAAATATATTTATAGTGCTGGTGTTTCTAGCAATATTCTGGAAACAAATACTTATCGCTATAGCTGTATTTACCGTACTATTTTAGGAGAAAGATAAATGAACTCGAGTAAATATAAATCAGTCGCTGTCTCGATCAACATCTGGCGATTGTTAAAAAAATTAGGAGCCGATGATTTTCGATCAGTCGGTAAAGTTATTGAATGGCTTTGTATGCAGGAGTGCGAAAGACGAAACATTGACACATGAGTTATGTCCACAATGTCTTTGCCCTGAGCATACAGGAATGACGTGTTTGTGGTGTGACTGTGTATATATTAAGGAGAAAAAAGAAATGACTAACAAAGAAGCAATCGACATTTTACTAAAATATGTTACGACCGATCATGCAGACCATACTCTACAAGAGGCTGTACGGGTCTTAAAACAGCAAAATAATGAACAAACTTTTGATAATATTGTTCCAATAAGTAATTTTCCAAAAAGATTTGAAGTGGGAGTCCGTAAAACGGAAACTATCTTCTATGAAGTTTTGCATGATACGCAAGAGGAGGCCATTGCTGAAGTGCAAAAGAAAGTAAATGAGAGGGACTGGGATACTTTACTAGCATTTCCTCCTGGGTCTCCAGACTACTCGCCCATCCCTCCGTTTACAGACTACAAGATTAAGGACGTCACTGTGAAAGAACAAGTCCTTAGACCCAATCCCCACAGCGAAGGGGGTTCATCTGACACCTAGAATGAAACACAAAGGTACCAATGCACATTATCTTCGCAATCCTTTCTTGCTCGGTATCTTTGATCCTTACCTGATAAAGATAGGAAGTGGTGTGACAGCTCGGAGAGACGGGCACCTATGAAAGTTTTTCCGTTAGATAAGTATATTAGTCGAATACGATCGATGATTGAGCGCAAAGAAAAAGCAGTGCGTAATTCTCGTTCTAATGATTTTAAGGATTCTACGCAGCTTGATATCTATCGTGCGAAATTAAATCAGTATTTGACGATGCAGAAAAACGGTGAAAAATATTATATAAAGTTTTAAGGAGAAAGTATGGACAAACAGATTAGTTATGACTTATTCACGCCCTTCGGACCACGGATCATGCGTAGTTCGATCCCGCAGAATATAGTCGATTTAGTAAATGAAAAGGCAGATTCTATCTTAGGAGATGACCAGAAGTCAAATGATTTAGATTATAGTTCTAATTTAGCAGGAAACGTAAAGAAAGAAGTCGCTTTGTCTTTGGGTGAAGTGAAGTCGTTGGAGACGGTTATTAATAAATTAGTGACGGAGTATATCATGAAGACTGTTGCGGATCAATTTAAACCTGAAAATACGAACATGACCTATACATCTTGGGTAGTGAGTCAGTATGCAGGTGACTTTAATCCTATGCATATTCATGACTCGCAGCTATCAGGTGTATTCTTTTTAAAAGTTCCGCCAGGCTACGAAGAAGAATATCGAAGAGAAGATCATTATCCGAGTGTGGGTTGTTTAGAATTTTTAGGGAGTGTGCCAAATACATTTAGTAAGCATAACTGGATGATTAAACCACAGATCGGTGACTTGTATATCTTTCCGAGTTGGTTGTCTCACCAGGTCTATCCGTTTCGAAGTGAAGGAGAGCGTAGATCCATGGCATTTAATATACACCTACGAGCCAAGGCTCTTGGAACAGATGTTGGTAAAGGTATCGATAAGTAATGGCACACACAGGAAGAGCAGGCTTTCATAAAGGTAGACGCAAGCTTGGGTCGAAGAAAAGAAAGAGACGCTCTTCACGATACAAGAACAGGAGACGTAAGTGAAAAAATACATCCATGTGAACCAGCATAAGATTCGCAGTAACAAAAAGAACAATGAGAATGAACCTGTGATCACGGTCAAAGAAGGTCGCAAAAATACGTATTGTCATGAAGTGGTGATTAATGGACCGTCTCGAGTTCGTTATGGTGGTAACGATAAGCCTTTGCTAAACTGTGGCGCTCGTGTGGTGATTGAAACTGAAGCAGAGATAGAGATGAGGTATCTATGAACATATTAGTATACGTGTTATTTGGAGTTGTTATCTTGCAGCTCTGTTTTGTAATATTCTTGTTGTGGGTTATTGGAACACGACAGTATGAAATTAACAAAGATAAATTTAAGGATAGGTATAAAAAATGAGTGAGATAGACGAATTAAAAGAACAGATCAAAGTGCTCAGAGAACAGCTACGAGATCAGAAAGAGTTAAATGAATTTCACCGTAAGATCAATGGTGAGCTGAACGAAGAGTTAGAAAAAGAGAAAAAGAAAAATGAGATTAACATACCAAAACGGTAAGCTTTATATTAGTCTAACGAAGATAGAGATAGAAGACGTAAAAGATAAAGAAGGTCGTCCCTGCGAAATTGATATCGGTCATATACCTGTATTGATTGATGATGTTTTTAAGATCGCTAAAGAATATATCGAAGATTTACGTCCTAAATAGAAGCCTGGTCCTCAGGTATAGGATAAGCTGACACACACGTCATACTCATTTGAAATGTCGGATCTTTTTGTTGCATGAGTGTTTCGAAATTGTTCGAGGCTAATGTGCACGATTGTAATGTGTCGTAAGGCACGGACCCCGCAACCCGGACACAGTCCGCTGTCGGTTGTGTTACACAAAAGACACCTACCAAAAAATATTTAAGTAGCATCAGTTGAGTTTCTTTGTCATTAAATGAATGAGGTAGTCTTTGATATTGCTCCTGGTAAGTAGTTCAGTAGTAAAGTTTGCGTAAGCATTAACAATATTTTCTTCTTCTGTAATTTTTTCTAGTTCGTATTGATAGTAGCACAAGTGAAACAGTTCATGAATCAGGACATTCATTGTTGATTCGTTTTCCATGGCCATGATGTTTTCATCTAAGACAATAGTCATGGGTGGTTTAGAATGAAAAGAACCTTGCTGTTCACTCACCTCGTATGCTAACTCGTGGCTCACGAGCTTTAAATGGACTTTAAACGGTCCCATTTCAACATATTCAGGAAGTTTAGGTATTTTCACTAATTTTTTTTAGTTTTTGGTTTAAATGTACCAACTAATGGTATTACGTTACCAATTTTTTTTGCGATGTTTCTTAATCCTGTTGCGCCAACACCCTCAGCTACTTGAACTCCTCTCATGTTATTTAAAGATTCTCTTAACTTTTCAAGTTTGTTATCTTTTTGAAACAAGTTTTTTACTGGTTTGCCCTTACTATCTAAGACAGGTTTTTTGAAGTTTGTCATGATTATTTTCCTTTCGGTTTTTTACCAAGTTTTTTCATATTTATAGCAATAGCGGCCTGGCGTTTCAATTTCTTTTTACGTTTACCACCAGTTAATTGCTTTGGCATCTGTGCTCGTGAAATCGGCATATAGTTGTATAGAATATATTTTTATTTTTCTTTTTCAATTTTTTTCTTAATATGAGGTTACTGAGGTTACTTTTACAATAAGTAGTTGATTTTACTGTATTTTATAGGTAACTTATAGGTAACTTATAGGTTACTTGGTAACTTTTACTATACATGTCTTGCAAAAAAAATAGTGATAAATAATAATAATAATGTATATATAAAACAACTATATATTGTTTTGATATGGGAAACGTAAGAAAGCTAACAACCAAACAGATAAAGTTTGCCACACTAATCGTATCTAAAGGCGATCGTATGTCAGCAAAAGACTGTGCTATTGAAGCAGGTTTTTCTGAAGCGTCAGCACAACAGGCAGCAGCAAATCTACAAAACCCTAAAATGTTTCCTCTCGTTGTAGAGGAGATAGAAAGATTACGTAGAGAATGGCAAGAAAAATACAAGGTTAGTTATTCAAGACACATTAAAAGATTAGATGATTTATCAAGAGGCGCTGAAGAAGCAGGTAATTGGGCAGCAGCTGTAGCCGCTGAAAAGTCCAGAGGCCAGGCGGCAGGACTCTATATTGATAGAAAAGAAATACTGACAGGATCTATTGATCAGTTATCTAAGGTAGAAGTAGAAGAAAAACTACGAGAAATCGAAAAACAATTCAGCATTAACACAGACGTAATAGAAATCCAACCTGAAGAATAGTATTGCATTTTCTATTTTTATGGGATAAATTATAGCCCATAAGGAGAATATAGAATGCCAAGAACTTATGTAAAGATTGAGTTAGACAAAACAGAGTTTGATATTATGTGTAATTATTTAGACATGTCATTGTTTGGTCGTAACAATATGAAAGATCCAATGGTGAGAATCCTCTTACCTAAAATTAAACACAAACTAATTGATGAAACGAAGAAAGGAGGTAAGAAAAAAATAGATCATGAGCAAAATTATCGTAGGCTTACAGCAAATAGATGAGGGTGCAATAAATCCTGGAACTGGTATTCATGAACAACCTATCTGGAAAACAGAGTTACAAGGTGGAGAAGAAAGATTACTAGGCAAACATAAAATGGAAGAGTACATATCAAAAGCATATGGAAAAGCCATACACCGATTTAAAAGATGGAAAGTGATGACAAAGACAAGTGAAACACATGTTTATGTTGTTGTATTTTCAGACAGAACACACGAGATGTTAACTCCAAATCAAATTATGGATAAATTATATGAAGGTCATAAAGTTAGAAAAGATCCCAAACTTGATTACATAGAATCTGAGTTAGCTGCCAAAGGTGGTCACAGTCCTATCTTCATACCTGATGAACAAGCTTAATCATTTAGATTTATTTTCAGGTATAGGTGGATTTAGTTTAGGATTAGAAGCTACAGGTTATTTTGAGACTGTAGCGTTTTGTGATTTTGACCCATACTGTCAAAAAGTTTTACGTAAACATTGGCCGTGGGTTACAATCTATGACGATGTAAAGGAGTTAAATAGTGAAAGATTATCAGCAAATGGACATACTAAAATCGACATCATCACAGGAGGATATCCCTGTCAACCATTCAGCATCGCTGGACGTCAAAAAGGTGAGCAAGATCCGAGACACGTCTGGCCAGAAATGTTTAGACTTGTCAAAGAACTCAGGCCGACTTGGGTTATTGGAGAAAATGTTAGTGGACACATTAAACTCGGTCTCGACACCGTACTTGAGAACTTGGAGAGTGAAGGTTACTCCGCAAGAGCGTTTAGTATTTCAGCTTCGAGCATCGGTGCAAACCACCAAAGAGAGAGGGTCTGGATATTGGCGCACTCCGGATGCACACAGTATGAGGGGACCTTGTTCGGAAGCCAGGATGAAGATGAAGCTGGAGAAGGGTATGCCTATCAGTTTGAACGATCAAGTCAGACATCCGAATCTGATGTGGCCAACACCGAGAGCGTCAGCAGCTATGGCAGAGAAGACAGAGAGTATACAGAACAGAGGGACACAGAGAGGCAAACTGGAAGAGAAGGTAGCCATGTGGCCAACACCACAACACACAGATCATTTGATGAATCAAAGCGAAACATTAGAAACATGGGAGAAAAGAGCGAAGCAAAAGAAAGAGCAGGGGATAAATTTACAGTTCGCTCTGAGGCACGCAGTTCAAAAGTTTCCAACACCGACAGCGAGAGATTGGAGGGACGCAGGTCCCAATGTGAACTACGAGAAAGCCAAGAAGAAGGGCAGATTGGCTGGTCACAGTGGTGGCAGTCTGAACCCAACGTGGGTCGAGTGGCTCATGGGGTATCCAAAAGGGTGGACAGACTTAAATGTCTAGGTAACAGTTTAGTTCCAATGATACCGTACTATATTGGAATGAGCATAAAGAAAGGAGATATGTTATGGACAAAGAAATAACATTGAGTATTGAACGTCAACAGAGAGCATTGAAAGCTATGCACGCAGCTAAGTCACCTGTGTTTAAGCATTTTTGGTTTAATGTTTTTGGCAAGATACTCTCAAAAAGCATCATTGCAAACGAAGATGGTGTGCCATATGACAACAAAACCAGAGACTAGATTTTGGAAAAAACTGAAGGAGATCACTCCGAAGGTACATTGGACTAGAATAGAGTCTTTCAGTTCGCCTGGGATACCAGATTTACATGGAGTTTTTCGTGGTAAAGATGGTTATCCCGTCAGCGTTTTTGTTGAATTGAAATGTACTAAGCTGAAAAAAGTGGCATTGACTCCAAAGCAAATATCGTGGAATTACAGCTATAATGAAGCGGGTGGCTTAAATTTTATCTTGGTCGAGACCCTCCCTAATAGAGCCTTGTATATTTATTCGGGAGGCATGGCCCGTGAACTCTCCATTACGGGTCTAGATACCGAGCCATTGGCCACTATGCCCTATCCCTGGGACCCGGGCCGCATGCTGCAGGTGATGGAATCGTTTCTCCATTACCGTGAATCTTGCGACATTGCCACCGAATCATAGGTCAAAGCTGCATCCCAGCAGGAGACGCTTGACAGCTGCACAAAGATCCTATAATATTGGGACATGATTAGTTTTGTTCTCCATTCTGCATTAGTCAGTGTTTTGCTGTTTACTGCTATACTCCTCAGGTTTCCCAGCACCAGGAAGCCCGTGATGGTAGTTGCCGTATTGATGATTCTCCATTACGCTTAGATCCAAGCAACATACACCTAAGATAGGTCAGCGGAGCTGCAGACCAGGATCCCAGTTGGTTTCTCCATTACTGTGGTTCTCACGATTTTGCTACAGGTAGGGTAGGTCACGGATCCCCGCCAGGCAGCGTGCTGCGTTCTCCATCGCCCAGTGCCCACGAATCGTTTTCCAAACCAAGTACAAAGCATCGCACACGTGCGCAGCTGTGATGGAAGCTATGTTTGTCCTGACGAATCTCCATTACGCTGGATTCCACGACTGCCGCCTTTAAGGTATACTGAGAGGCCAGGAGCTGGTCTGGCGTCTCCAGGGTAATAAAATAAAAGGTTTGACAAGGGCGGTCAAAGATCCTATATTAATGGGATAAAGGAGAATAAATGCTATGAATAATTATGAAGCCGTTGGGATCTGTGAAGGATTCATTGAGTGTGATAATCAAGAAAGAATACTGGAAGCATGGCAGCATCTGATAAATACAGGGCTGGCCTGGACGCTTCAGGGATCTTTTGGAAGAATGGCGCAGTCATTGATTGAACAAGGATTATGTGAGACAAAGTAATGACAAAGAGCTGCAAAGAAAGAATAAAAAAAGAATGGGAAGAGCGTCGGCAGGATCTAAAGGATCCTGAGTTTGAAGCGCTTGGTTTTGATTATGTCGAACCACATACTTGGAACGATCAACCAGAAGGATACTGGCGCTGGCAGTTTTCTTGGGGTGGTCCGAGTGACGAGCTTCGCGGCTACGTGAACGAACATAAGGAGCTGCATCGTTTAGAATACTGGTTCCTTGATTGGTTTGATGGTGCGTCTCTGCCGGTGTCTCCTGGGTCAGGAGTGTGGACACAGATGCAGGAGATGATTCCCCATTAAGCACATATTTACGATTATATTAGTAACAATTGGCCTTGTGCTGCTGTCCCAGGCGGCACAAGTTGCGAAAGCTATTCTTACCATCATTCTCCATTAGCCGAATTATTACGACTCCTGGCCAGGTATGCTAGGCTCGAAGCTACCGGGCGCTGCAGATGCGTGTGAAGAATCTCGTGGTGACAGAAGGGTTATGTGTCGTACTGCAACTACGATTATGCGAGTTCGAATCTCGCCCACGAGTCCAAGATCTCCATTACCAGCATTTTTCAGCCTTGCACCCTGAAGGTATACAGGTGGAAGCCAGACGGCTGCCATCAGGGTTAAGCAGAGGTTTTGCCCTGATAAATAAAGTGTTTGACAGATATCCCATAATAATGTTTAATCTTAGGTAGAAAGGAGAATATGACATGTCTAACGATTTACAATTATCTGACATCAGAGTTATAGTAGAGAATGAACTCAACACTCTCAAAAGACAGTTATTAGAACAGTCAGCAAATGACAAAATAACTTGTTCTATTAACTATAAAGCTGTGTGTCAGTTTCTTGACTATTCGATTTTTGAGTTTGTGATGACATCACAGAATCCCGAAGTCAAGGCGTTCGGTCAAAAGTTAATGCGAGAACTTTCGCAGAAGTTCGGTATTACTGAGCGTTTATAATCTCTAATCTAATCCCCCTAACTGCGCATTAGGGGGATTTTTACTTTTTCCCCTAAGTTATCCACAGTTAATTTCATCTAAGTCCGATCCTGGATTTTGCAGGTATCCCCCTGGTAAAGATTTCCTATTTGCCAAAAACCACTAGATATAGTATGCTGCCCATGGGGGTACCCCCTAAATGCAGCGGCAGGTACTTGACAGCCGAAGGCTAGGCAAGTTCGAGACAGTCAGCCAGCAACCGAGAAAATATGGAATCAATAGAAACACTAACGCAAGAAGAAGCGAGACTCCTAGCCCAAAAATTAAAAATAAAAAAATTAGAATTTTCTGTTCAAGAACAAGCAGAAAAAAATTTTTTACCATTCGTAAGATCTGTTTGGCCAGAGTTCAAAGAAGGTTCACATCATAAAATTATTGCAAAAAAATTTGAAGATATTGCATCTGGAAAATTAAAAAGATTAATTATTAATATGCCACCTCGACACACAAAGTCGGAGTTTGCTTCATTCTTATTCCCTGCGTGGTTCGTGGGCAAAAATCCAAAAGCCAAGATCATGCAGACTACACACACAGGTGAACTCGCCATTAGGTTTGGTCGAAAAGTCAGGAACTTGATGGAGACCCAAGAATATAAAAAAATTTTTAAAACTGAATTACAACCCGATAGTATGGCCGCTGGCCGTTGGGAAACATCTCAAGGAGGAGAATACTTTGCTGCGGGTACAGGAGGTGCGGTTACGGGTCGTGGTGCTGATCTACTCATTATCGATGATCCTC